GTTTCTAACCCTCAAAAAGAAGGTTCTAAGACGCTCGTTTGTCTGGGCTACCGTCAGCCTCTCATACCTGTCTTGCGGGTTAGGCAAGTCTGGTACTGGTGGAGTCTCTAGCTGCTGATCGAGGTTTGTAGCCATGACTCTATTTTCGCCTAAAAGTCTAGGCGCGGCACATACCTATGCAAGCGTCATACAAGGCTTGACGCTGTTCAAGCCCAATGAACCCGCCATTGATCTTTTTGGTCATTCCCTTGATGTCGCCAACATCGGCAAATGCTGACAGATTGTTAGCCTTCCAGAACCAGCCTGCCGAACGAGCAGCATAAAGTGGCTCTAAAAGCAGATCAGGGTTAGACACTAGGTCAACGCCCAAGGCATTGCCACAACGGGTGTAGTTATCCTTGCCAGTAAGCTGTTTAAGTCCACGCCCACGATATTTCCAGCCTTCACCAGATTCAGCAGGACCATTACCCATACGAGACGAATAGACCAAATTGGCGATCAACTCAGGCTTGCCAGCAATAGAGTTAGCCACAGCCGTAGGAATCAGCTTTCCCTTCTCGTCTTTCTTTGGCTTCTTGTCAGGTCCAAGTTCAGCAAAACGATTAGGCCAGCAAGCAGCCAAAGTAGCTGCCTTGTAGTTCAAGTTCTCTGACAGCATCGTGTAGCCGCCAGATTCGTGAGAAGTCTGCGCCAAGAATGACGCAATACGCTCTGGCGTGTTGATCTCAAACTCTTGGCAGGTCGCCTCAACAGCGTCTATCCACTTCTCAGGGTTCTTGATCTTGGCTGCTTGCAATTGTGCGATGGTAATCATTTGTCACCAGCCTGTTCTTTCTGCTTCTGGTCAACAGCCTCTTGTGACTTGTTGCTTGAACCATAGAAGAATCGAATCAGAGAGTTCACGGCAGTACCAATCAAGAAGCCCAAGATGATGTTAATGAAGTCCCTGTTACGGTTCTCAATGGGCATGAATGACACCATGAAGAAGTAAAGAAACGACACAACTGTCAAGAACCACGCATAAAGCTGAGTAAAACGCTTTGTGCTGTCATCGTTCATGTACATATCGGTTGCACGCTGAGTTGACTTCTCGTCAAGTTCAGCCATGAACTCAGAATGACGATTGGCTTCCTCTTGCAGCTTGGCGTTGTACTCAGGAGTTGCTTCGCCTTCAGGTTTGAGTTCAATTCCTAGCTTGTCCTGCACAGCGTCCACGCCTTTCTCAATAACCTGATCTGCAACCTTATGCATACCATTGTTAATTAGGTTAGCTACGATTCCAGCAACGATTGGCAACATTTCATTCTTCCTTCTCTGTTGATTTCAGTTCACGCTTTAGCTTCTTCAGTTCACGCATCTCTGCCGCTATCTCACTTTTGAGAACTCTGTTGTCAAAATAGATAAAGGCAGTAATTGGTAACGCAATGAAGCTGACGGTTGCGAATAAGACCATGCCCCAAAAGTAGACCTTTGCGTCATAGTTTGAGATATTTGCCATATACACAACCAGAAAATGATGACAAGCCCAAGGGTAACCCAATGCGGTACGCAGCGATCAGTTCTGTCGTTCTCAGTCCTGATCTGGTCAATCCTTCTTTGCTTCTCGTTCTTTCTGTCCCTCTCCCTAGTCTTGCGCTGCTCAATCAAAATCTTCTCGTACATCGCTTTATAACGACTGTACAGCGGTCCTAGTTGTGGTGGCGCTTCGTTCATCAGCCACCGCATCTCAGAACCGCACTTCGTTAGCTTCGTCTCGATAGAGATAAGTTCCAGCGCACCTTCGTTGTTGTCCTTGTACGATGCGCTAAACACTTTTTGCTCTAGCTCTTCTTTGTAAGCAACGAGATAAGCCTGTGCCTTAAAGTAGTTACCGACATGACGAATGAACTGGTCAACGACTTCATCTTCTGTTGGAATGTGGCTAACATATTCGTCCTTTACTTTCTTCTTCGGCTCTTCAGTCTGCACAACAACGCTAGGCTGTTTATCCTTCGATACGAAAAGCCCTTGAATCCAAGACAAAAAGCCAGAAACTTCCTTTGCAATTTCCTTTGCATCGGAAATCCCCTTCTTTATGCGCTGTATCTCAGCTTTGCCCTCTGACAACATTTCGCAACAAGAGCGTATGCCCTTGATTGCGCTGGACAGCATGAGCATTGCAGAGATAGGGTCCACATCACGGCTGCTTTACTTCTTTGTAAATCTGATACACCTTGTGACCAATCATTATTACGGTGTAGATCAAAGTAGCCCACAACACCAGTTCGCTGACCTGATAGCCAGCAACCGTTGCAAGTGAAATAGTTACTGGTGGCGCTACCTTAGTAGCAACCGCCGTTACTGTCTCCGTTGAATGCTCTGTCATCACTCACCCCAAGGAAGACCATTAGAGATCACAGGGGCCTTCTGAGCCTCAATTTGGGCGGTCAAAGCAGCTTCCACCGCAGCCTTGTCAATCTTGCCCCACAACCAACCAAGGACTGTTTCTTCAGTCAGGGTGTCGTAGTTCACGAATGAGTCACCGCGTTCTAGGGCTTGTGTGTTCACGATAGATGCACCATAGGGCTTTTCAGGGCCATTGCTAGCCTCAGTTGCAGTAACACCCCAATGCACTACTGTTACAAGACCATCAGAGGTTTGGCGTTCTAGGTTATTGATTTTCCATGTAATTGTCATGCTTGACCTTTCAATGCTGCGATTTCAGCAGCTTGTGCGTCTACGATTGCTTTGAGTTCTTGGATGGCGGAAGTAAGGGTTGCAACCAAGAAGCTGGTGTCAATGCCTTGGTAAACAGGATTGCCGTCAGCATCAACAGCGTCTTTATCACCAGACACGCATCCTGAAACAATTTCTTGCAATTCATGGGCAATGAAACCTTCGCCGTCAGAGCCATCAACTTTCCATTTGTAAGTAACTGGCTTGAGTGCTTGCACCTTTGCTAGAGCACCAGTCATCGGCTGGATGTCTTCTTTCAAACGATAGTCAGAAGAAGTGTTGTAAGCCGTTGCAGAACCGCTAGTTGTTATTGAACCGATGTTTCCGTTTGGGTTATTAAAAATAATTTGTGACGAATTGGAGGTTGTGCCTCTACGAACGGTGATAAGGGCATCGCCGTTAGTTCCTCCAACCTGAATGGTGGGTATGCCAAAGTTAGTAGCGCTTGTTGACCCCACCAGCAAGTTACCGCTGGAGTCGATACGCATACTCTCAGCCCAACTACCGTTATAGCGGTCAAAAGCAAGAGCATTACCAGTAGATGTTAGGCGCAGACCTTGGTAGGCGTTTGTGCCGTTTTGCAAAGCAACTGTAAGAGTGCCAGCAGTATCGCTTGCTGAGTTAACACCAAGTTTTCCTGCGGTAGCGGTAGTGCCGACAATCAATGCCCCACTAGCATCAAGCGTCATTGCTTGGGTGAAGGTGATGGCGTTACCTGCTGTGCCTGAGGCTGCGTTGTACCACTTGTGGACATTGGCATCAATCGTGTAAAGACCAGCGGCAGAGTTTGCGGCATACTTGTAGCCAGCGTTGTAATAGGCGTTGTTTGCCATGTTCGCTTCTGAACCAATGCCATAGAACATTGAACGAGCGCCAACCTGAATTGCTTTGTAAGTGCTGTCCCAAGCACTAGGCGTAACACCTAAACCTAAGTTGCCAGAACTATCAACCCTAGCTCTCTCAGTTCCACCAGTAGTGATGCCAACAGTATCAGCAGCAGGGAAGAAGATACCTGTGTTGCTATCGCTTTCATGCGAGATTGTTGGTGCAGATGCAGAACCATCATGGAATGCAGCAGTCTTGCCTGTACCAACATGAAGACCAACAGATGTGCCTGTTCCATCAGCCTTGAAAATCGCATCAATGGTGTCTAGGTCTGTGTTGAGTTTTGTTCCCCATGAGTCCGTTGACGCACCGACCTCTGGTTTGGTCAGCGATAGGTTAGTCGTTGTGGTATCTGGCATTTTTTACCTCGTTACTGAAATATTCCATGATTTACTATTTGCAGAGATAGGTGTCCAAGTTTCAGGAGTGTCTGACTCGTCAGTCCATGTAACGCTTGAATCACCTATCTCTGTCCAATCCTCAGATGTGTCTTGCTGTGCAGTCCATGTCTCAGGTGTATCGCTCTCATTTTCCCATTTTTTGACACCGTTGATGAGAACAGTTGAAGAGTCAACAAATGCAAATGAACCAGTTTGAATCCTAGCGCCATCAATGACAACTTCGCTTGATGCCTCAATCGTGACAGCCTGATTCACAATCACCTGCGAACCAACAGTCATTGTGGCTGCATCAAGTATTGACATCTCTGCCAATGCAACGCGCACGCCATTGATAACGACTGTGCTGGTGTCTGATGCCGCAAACTCGCCAATGGCATAGCGCACGCCATTGACAGCAACTGTGCTTGTGTCGCTTATAGATACAGCGCCAATTGCATAGCGCAGACCGTCAATAGAGACAGAACTAGACGATGAGATAGCAAAAGCACCATCAGCCAAACGCTGACCATCAACAGCAACAGAACTGCTAGAGGAAACAGAGAAAGCGCCAGACTTGACAACATTAGCGTCAACAGCAACTGTGCTGGCGCTAGAAACAGCAAACGCGCCTATGCAGACGCGAGTTCCAGCAACTGCGACTGTGCTGGAAGAAGATACGGCAAAAGCTCCAAGGCTTACCCCGTAGGAGTAATTGCCCCCGCCATAATAGCCAGAGCCGTATGCTGCCATGATTAGGTCAGGGTAACTGTCAAACTACCAGCAGGAATGCGGAACACATCACCGCTGTTGATGGTGCGTGATGTGGTCAACGGTGCCCATGCCAGCATATTGCCACCAGTAGAAGCATCAAATATCGCTGCATGGGTAATCGTGCCCCAATTGCCACCAGAGGCAGCAGCAAACTCGATTGCAGCAGCATTGGTTGCTGTGGTAGCTGTGCCTGAAATGCTGATCGTGCCAGTAGCCACACGAGCGTAACCGTTGCCAGTTACCTCAGTACCGCCACCTGTGTCAGATGGTGCAGCCGTAAACAGACCAACAAACCAAGCTGTCGGACGGGTTGCCGAGTTGGTTGTGAGCAACCAATTCAGCAGTAGGTTCTCGGTGTAATCGCTAAAAGATGACATATCTTTCCTTTATCCTAAAGTTCTCGCTCTCGCAACCAAAGCCCCGCCTGAAGTAGAGCCACGATCATCAGCAGTTTGCAGGTCTTGCAACGCTGTCAAATACATTTGCGACCATGTACCAATTCTCGCATCATCCTTGAGATATGGAGCAGCTTGCATCAAAGCACCATAAAGATAGAT